CACCGCTTGGCCGGACCGCAAGGATCTCTGGGACCGATACATCGAACAGCGGCAGACCAACCAGAACACCGGTGACGACACGGCACGCGGGGCGAACCGGTTCTACCTCGACCACCGGGCCGAAATGGACGCCGGCGCCGTCACCGGCAACCCGTCGCGGTACATCACCGACCCGGCCCCGGACGGTACGCCCCTGGAAAACTCGTCGCTCCAGCACGCCTACAACATCATCGCCGACCGCGGCCTGGAGCATTTCCTGACCGAGTACCAGAACGACCCGCCCGCGGAAGTGGACGCCCAGCAGCTCTATCTCACGACGTACCACATCCGCGCCAACTGCCGCACTGGGCACGAACGCGGCGTGGTCCCCGACGACACGATCGCCCTGACGTGCGGCGCCGACGTGAACCTGAACGGCCTGCACGTGGTGACCATCGCCTGGTCCGACGCCGCGGCCGGCAGCATCATCGACTTCTCATTCGTCCCGTTCGCCACCGAAGGCCGCCCGGCCGCCGCCTGCGAGAAGATCGTCCTGGACGGCCTGCAGACCTGGTGGGACGGCATCCGCACGCATCCGTGGGGCCAGATGGACGATCGCGAAGGCACCGGCTGGGTGCCGGACCTGACGCTGATCGACAGCGGCTGGAAGGACAAGCAGTGGGGGACCGAGCCGGTGTACATCCTCGCCGCCCAGGCCGGCTTCCGCGGCATCCTCCCCTGCAAGGGCCGCTCGCCGTGGCAGCAGCGGAACGCGACCCAAACGGTGGTGCCCCTGCCGGAGTGCAACCTGTCCTACGCCAACGGCATCTGGCTTGCCGACCTGGACGCCGACGCCTGGAAGCTGAAAGTCCACCACGGCTTTCTTCAGCCCTTCGGCACCGTCGGCAGCCTCGCCCTGTTCACGCCCCCGCGGGATGAGGCGGGCCGAGAGAAATGGCAGCGGCACCAAAACTACGCCGGCCACATCCTCAGCGAAGAGTGGCAGAAGCAGCCCAACAGCTCGTACCGCTGGGTGCCCGAAGGCTCCCGGCCCGGCCACCTGCGCAGCCAGAAAGCCAACCACTACCTCGACGCCACCGCCTACGCCATCGCCGCCCGCACGATCTGGGGATTGTGGACCATCCGGCCGAAGCAAGGTCCACCAGCCAAACCAGCAAGAAAACCGCCAAGTCGAGACCGAGACGCGCCGTCAGGCAGCTCGTGGATTCAAACCCGATAAGGAGATCGCACCATGCCCAGAGTGACCGTCAACAAAGAATCGTTAGCCGTTACGCCGCTGCCCAGCCCCGCGCCGGCGTCTGCCCCGGAACTGACGCAGGCCGAACCACTGCTCGACATTCCGCTGACCGACCAGCAAGCCGACGCGCGGCCGCCCGTCGCCCCGGCCAAGCCCGCTCCGCCTGTCCAGCAGATCATCCGCCAGATCCAAACGGTCCTTATCGAGGTCCCGTTATGTGCGAACCCGCCCGGCCTGGACGGCACACCTTCATTCACCAAAGCCCACGTCAACCTGCAGCTCATCAAAAGCCGCAGTCCCACCGGACGGAACCTCCTACATCGCCTCTGGTGGGGGCTGAAAGAGACGGGGGCGAAGCTCGGTAACGGGCGGAAGGTGTTCAACCGCAACGACGCCGTGGTCTGGCTGATCGAGCAGCTGGATGAACGGGCCTAACGTCGCGTGTCGAGTATCGGTGGTTTTTCGGGTCGTCTCACCTCGGCCATACGTTTCTCGGGAACATGCGTCGGTCGGTGTGACCGAGGCATCTTGGTCGAAGCTCATTAGGCGCGTCGGTGGGGGCGACGAATGGCACTAGATTAAGCGTCTGGACCGAATCAGCGGGCCAACGCTAGCACGCGATTCGTCGGAGAAACGCCCGCTAGCACAAGGCGGCTGATCCTTAACCTAGCGACATTCGTGGGGGCGACCGAGGCGTGCAAAGAACCGTCGCTTGAATAGCTGGGGTGAGCGCTGCGAAACCCCGGCCTATTAGCCGGCGGAGCAGGACGTAACGCTTGCCATCGCGTGGCGTGCCGGTCGTTGTTTGCCTCTCGGCTGGCAGATTCCGATCTATCCAGCTCTCGGAACTGCGAAGCGATGCACCATCTGGGTTTCCGCATCAAGAATGCGTAGCTCTTTCCCATCGGATGAGAAGAAGAGAAACCGATTTCGGTTGGGCGTCAGTCTCTTGCCCGCCCCGGAATCCAGGAGTGGCTTTCCAGTTCTGTCAAAAAGGGCAAGCGGCCCATCGTAGCCGATCGCGGCAATCCGCTCACCGCTGAAGGCGATTTTCATGTGGCAACCCAACACTGCGGGAGTGGGAAAAGTCCGAACCGGCTCCCCGTCGGCGGAATAGAAATTCAACGACGGGTTGGGCGCAGAAGTGAGAAATGCACAGTCGAATACGACCATTGAGCCGTCGGGCGCTACGGCCAGCGCGTCTGGTTTGTCGAGCCAGTGGCCGTTGGGCCGGCGATTGATCCTTCTGATCACGCGATCCCTCGCGTCCACCAAGGCGATCTCCTCGTGGCATCTCACCCATCGGCGGCCTGTTCCCGGTTGAAGATGCCATTCTTCCGTGATCGAATCCAAGTTCAACCGGGCAACGCCCTGGCGGGTCCCTTTCTCGGAGAAGTGGATGTATCCTCCGTCAGGCTCGTCGGAGGAGTTGCTTTCCCGGCTAACAAAGATCTCCCCTGCGTCTGAAATCGTTAGGTTGGGAAACGCGACGTGACCCGCCGGAATCTCACGCGGATCCGGCTTGCACAGGAAGAGCGGTTTGCCTTCGGGGCTGAAGACGTGGACGCAGTACGTGTGCTCGTCCAGAACGTACAGCCGACCGCGACGATCCATGGTGGCAGCAGCGATCCTATCAAGGCGTTCAGCCGTGCGGACGTCGCCTACGACGTGTTCGACGAGGCCCTTTTCGTTGACCTGCAAGAGCGTACGACTCTGGGCAGCCCACATTCGACCGTCCGGCCCGGGCTGGATCGAGGAAGTGAACTGTCGGCCGTCCGGAAAGCGGAGTGAGAACTCGCTAAGGATCTTGCCGCTCGATGCCATGCGCACAAAGACGCCGCCCGAGTGGATGGCGTCGGCCACAAGCAACTCGCCGTTGCGCATCGCTTTGATCTCGCACGGATACCTCGGCTCCCGGCCCCAAGCTTGTGTCAGATCGATCAGGCGGACGAAATGCCCTGACTGATTGTAGAACTTGATTTTGTGGCCGATGACCTCGATCACGGCAATCAGGCCGTCGGGGGTCAGGCAAACGTCTTCTGGCGAGAAGAGATTTTCCCGATCGTCCGGCTGTCCTTCCCCCACTTTCCATTGCAGTCGTCCCTTTGCATCATAGGCACGCAGTTCCTTGTCCATCGTGTACTTGTAACGATGGGTGGCGAGAACGGCAAACCCGTCATTCGGCAGACCGAGGATCGCGTCGACCGACGGGCATTCGAAGTCCGCCAACGGCACGAGCTTTCCCGAAGCGAAGTCCGCGATCCACGCCTCCGATTTCCCTTCGACGCCATATTGCGATTTGGTTACGGCAAACCGGTCGTCGCCCAGGCAGGCGTGCCCGCTCCAGTGCTCGTGCTCGCCCTTGAGGGCCGGCAGCGGCACTCTTCCCACGACTGCCCCCTGGTCATCGATCCGCAACAGGCCCCCTGCCTTGTCAGCCCCGTGTTGGATGAAGACGAAGCGGCCTCGTTTATCGATGGTGAACCCGCGAAGATCATACTCATCAAAGGGGGATTTCGACTTAAGCCCAGTTCCGCGCAGTTCGATCGCACCCAGGTAGTCCAGCGATATTCGGGGCAGTCCTTCTTCCGATTGCCCCGTCGTTTGGCTTGCCGTCGACTTCTCGGGCAGGTTGCACTTCTTTCGGCCGATCTCCGTTACCTTCCATACGCCTGGATCATGACGCTGGACCAGGAACGAGACTCGCTGGCCTTCCTTCGCGAAGTACAAGTCGAATTGCCCACCAGCTTTGACCGAGAGACTGGCACCACTCGACCGGAACCATTCGAATAGGCGCTCTTCAGCCTTCTCGTCGCCGGGAGTAGTGAAGTCGTCGCGCAACGTCCGTTGCCAGACAGGCCTGCCTTCCATGTCGACCACGGCGAAATGGGTCCCCTTCAAGTAATGCTCCCATTCGCAGCGATACCATTGGACTAACGTCAGCGGTGTGCCCGGAATTGGTCGCGGGTCATGAGACCAATGAAGCCGGTCGGAATCGGCCATGTTCTGCTTGGGGCGGATCGTTCCCAGCGACTCGCCGGTAGAAAGCCGGTATTGCTGCCAGGCGGTGTTCTGCCGATTGATGTCAGCGTCGGCCACGAGAACGATGAGTCGGTCATTCTCCGGGTCCACGACGAGGCATTGTGCTTCAGGCTGCGGGTACTGATCTTCAAAAACAAGCTCGCCATAGCCGCGTCTGACGGCGTCTTTGAGACGCACCTTTCCTTGGGGATCGAAGATTGCGACGATGAACTCCCCGTGATCATCACGCGAAGCCCCGCCCCAGCCTTCCGGCCCCAGAGTATAGCCGTAGCCCGCGGCCGTTCCGTCATCCAGCACGCGAACGTCACGAAGCGTGAAGGGCCGCTCACCGTGCCAGACTTCGCGGCTACCCTGCAGCAGACGGTACTCAGCGCTGCCCCGGCCCTGTCGGTCGCTGGGATTAACAAACATGGAGAACTCGCCCGAAGGCGAACGGTACGTCTTGGGGTGCAACGGCGGTTCGGGACCTCGATCGGCAAAGGCCGTTTGCGATACGCTGAGAACACTGCCAAAAAGAAACGCAAATAGGCCCGCCAAGGCGGCCTCCGACATCGCTGGATAGATCTTCTTCATCGGCGTTCCTTTCCACCGAGCGTCGTTGGTCCGCGCCACAACGCGTGCGCGTACGTGCTATCGAAGATTGTTGGGGACTTCCGCAGATTGTATCGTCAGAGGACGCCCAGAGCACGTAGCGTTTTGCAGCTTGCAGCGGCGGGTGGCGAAGTCGTCTATTCGGGAGACCACGGTCCGTGCCCCCTCCCCATTGCAGTGGTGGCCCGCAAGGCCGGACCTGGGAAGGGCTTTAGAGGACCTTCCTTTCCTCGTACCGCCTGCCCAAACCACTGCCGCACCGCAAATCTTCGGACACGGCAGTCCAAAAAGCCTTCCCGTCATTCAAAATCCAAACAAGCCGTCAATGAGCCGTGTTCTGGCACACCCGTTGACCGCTTGTTGAAACATTCGATGCAGGGCCAGCCACGCTGGCCCCAGGAGCACGGCCACCCATCGGATCAGAATAGCCGATTTTCAAGCGGATGCAAGTTTTCGCAAGGTTTTTCCCCTCTGCAGCGGGACGGAGACATTTGACCCCACGTTCGCCCGTGGCGCGTTCGACGGCAACGAATATACCTCCGGTATACGCCCCGTTTGCCTTTACCTGCCCGCCGTATTTGGTCATGTTCTGGGAATGGCCACGCTGAGCAGCAACTCGACCGACGCCGAAATCTGGGCGGCATACGACGACAACGCCTCGTATGAGGAAGACGGCAGCCGCGCGAAGGCCGACGCCTTCATCACCGCCTGTCGCATCCTGCGCAACCGGCTGCCCCTGTCCGCCGGGCGTGGCCCGCAGACGTTCACCCGCGAATCCCTGCAAGCCGAAATCGAAGCGGCCCAGCGGTGGAAGGACGCCCACCCCGCAACCACCGGCAGCGGCAGCGGGCGGGTCCGTTACCTGTCCATGGAGAACTACCGAGGATGACTGTAAAACGCCGACGGCAAGGCATGGCGGGCAGCATCCTGGAGCAGTTCGCCGAGCTGAAGTCCGACTACGAGATCGGGAAAGCCTCGCGGTACAAGCGGGCCAAGACCGGCATCATGACGCTGGGCTCGCATGCCGATTACCACTACCGCACCGAAGCCGCCTACTTCGGGGCGATGGAGATGGCCCGCGAAATGACCCGCAACAACCCGCTGGTCATGCAGGGCGTCCGCCGCCTGGTCGCCAACGTCGTCGGCCGCGGCTTCGTGCTCGACAGCGACAGCGGCGACAAGGGCATCGACGACGTGAACGGCTACCGCTGGGCCGAATGGTCCCGGTCGCCGGAAGCCTGCGACGACCAGCAGGAACTCGACTTCCACGGCCTGGAAAAGCTGACGCTCCAGCACGTCGTTATCGACGGCGATATCTGCTCGCTGCCGAATCGGGACGGTGGAATCGAATCGCAAGAGGGCCACCGGCTGAAGACGCCCCGCAATACGACCAAGAACGTCGTGCATGGGGTCCAGCAGGACGAGCGCCGCCGGCGACTGGCCTACTGGTTCACGAAGGAAGACATCGAGCCCTGGCGGTCGGTCACCCGCGTGAACGACACCACGCAGATTCCCGCCCGCGACGAAGCCGGCCACCGCCAGGTGTTCCACCATTACCTGCCGGATCGCCGCAGCCAGACCCGCGGTGTAACAGCCTTCGCCCCGATGGCGGACACGGCCGACCACTGGGACGACCTGCAGTTCGCCAATCTGGTCGCCGCCAAGATCCAGTCCTGCTACACGATCCTCCGCGAAATGGACGCCGGTGCCCCGGTCCTGCCGTTCGCCGGCGGCGGAGACCACAGCGAAACCACGGAGACCCGACCGGACGGCGAGACGCGGACCCTGACCGACATCGCGCCCGGGTTCGAGATCTACGGGTACAAGGGCGAAAAGCTGAGAGGCTTCGTCCCGACGCTGCCGGGGCTGCAATTCTTCGAGCACTCGCAGATGCTGCTGGGCATCCTCGCCGTGAATTTGGATCTGCCGCTGTGCGTGTTCCTGCTGGACGCCAGCGAGACGAACTACAGCGGCTTCCGGGGCGCGATCGACCAGGCCCGCCAGCGGTGGCGTGAAATCCAGTCGTGGATGATGGGCTCGTTCCACGGTCCCGTTTACGAGTGGAAGGTCCGCCAGTGGGCCGTGACCGATTCCGCTCTCCGCAAGGCCGTGGAACGTGCCGATTCCCTCCGCGCGTCCCTCGGCTACATTCCGGTTGGCGAAACCAACCCGTTCGCTCACGTATGGCACGCCCAGGAACTGCCCTACATCCAGCCGGTGGATGATGCGACGGCCGACATCCTGCAGGCGAAAGGATTGCTGTCCTCGCCGCGGCGGCTGGCGGCCTCGCGCGGGATCGACTTCGGGGACCTGACGGAAGAGATCGTCGCCGACCACGGGGCGCGGATCGAAAAGGCCCATGCCAAGGCGGAAGAGCTGAACGCCCGTTTGGGGCTCGATCTCACGTGGCGGGACATCCTGACTTGGCCGATGCCGGAAGGCGTCCAGGTCAGCGTCCAGCAGCGCGGGACGCCCGGCAACAAGAGCCGGTCACGGCCCGCCTCGAAACCGGCCCCGGCCAAGGAACCGAACCGAGACAGCGAGGGTGATGATGACAACTGAACTCCACGTTCCCTACTACGAGCAGTGGATCGGCCCGTGGGCGATCCTGCCCGACGCGCTCACGCAAACGCTCGAATTGTTCCGCAAGACGGACCTGCACATCCACCTGCAACAGCAGCAGGCGATCCACCAGGCCGCCCGTGGCTCGTATCTCCAGACGGCCGGCGACGTGGCCGTGATCAGCTTGACCGGCAAGCTGATGAAGCAGCAGGCGAGCATGGGCGGCGGCACGTCCACCGTCCAGGCCCGCCGCGACATCCGAGCCGCCGCAAGTGACCCCGACATCGGCGCCATCCTGCTGCGGATCGACTCGCCGGGCGGGACGGCGGCCGGCACGAAGGAACTGGCCGATGAGATCACTGCCGCGAAAGCCAAGAAACCGGTCTGGGCCTACGTCGAGGACATGGCCGCCAGCGCCGCTTATTGGGCGGCCTCGCAAGCCTCCCGAATCATCGCCAACGAAACCGCCCTGGTCGGCTCGATCGGCACGTATGGCGTGGTCCAGGATACCAGCGGCATGGCGGCGATGGAGGGCGTCAAGGTCCATGTGATCCGCGCCGGGTCGTTCAAGGGCGCCGGCACGCCCGGCACCGAAGTAACCGCGGAGCATCTGACCGAGATGCAGAGAACGGTGGACGGGCTGAACGAGTATTTCCTGGCCGGGGTAGCCGGGGGCCGCTCGATGCTCACCGCAGCGCGGGTCCGCGAGCTGGCCGACGGCCGGGCCTATCTCGCCGCCGAAGCCAAAACACTGGGCCTGATCGATGCCATCGGCAGCTTCGACCAGGCGTTGTCCGAACTCCAATCCCAAGCGAAA